GTCGACGTCGGCACCCCACCAGTGAATGTCGACCTCGGTCTCCCGCTCGACGCTCACCTCGCGGTTGGTCGTGCCGGTCTGCTCGACGTCGGCGTTGACATCCGCCGTGACCGTGCTCTCGGTTGGGGCTGTGGTCTTCTTCTCGTGTGTGGCCATCAGGACACCATCACTCGATTCACCTTGTAGGGTTCTAGCCAACTATCCGCAACCAGGTCACCGGTAGTCCGTTCGCCCCCACCGGCTTTCCCCTGCGGCGGACCCGGGTCCGTTTCATCTTGGAGAGTTGGGGCGGGGGGTCGGCCGATCGGATTACCCTCAGCGTCGGCCTGGCCACTGAACGGAGCGGGGCTGTAGATGGCCGCCAACGCGCCGCAGCTCTCGATACAGCCAGTGGCACCGTTCTGCTGCCGATATCAGCAGACACAAGCCATTCACCGCCCACCACACTGCTATATGACCAAGGGTAGGTGGTCGGGGGGTACCAGGTAAATCCGTCGACATCGAGAGTCCCCTCGGTGACGGATGCTGCCCAGCGTGGGAGTCGTCCATACACATCACCCACATATACAGTCAGAACCGCGTTAGTCGGCTCGAAAGTCTCCCGGCAGTATTGATCGATCGTCACCTTCGCTTGGTCGATCGCCGCCTGGATGTCGGTGTCCGTGCCCGACGCACCCGCACTTTTTGCCTGGTCGATCGTGCAGTAACTCATCGTCTCCCGGTCCCTTGTACTGTTTTGGCGGGATGGGGGCCGGGTCACTAGCCCCCATCCCACAACAGCGGCACCGACCCGTCACGTAGCCGACAGCTGAATGAACGCTGGGGGAGCATACACGGCGAGCTGGGACCGAGTCTCTGCGAGCAGGACCAAGATGTTCTTGATGAAGTTGTCGATGTGGCTGTCCGACATCAGGATCCGGACGCCCGGCTTGCGCCAAAGCGTGGCGCCTTCCTTGAACGCGCCCACCAGGCCCACACCAGCCGCGATCGCCGTCGTGGGAACGACGGGGAGGCCCCAAACGCGAGGTGCCGCGAGGGAAGCCGGGTCCTTGGTGAAGAGGAACGTTCCCGTGGTGGAGTCCTGGGTCAGCTCGACACCTTCCCAGTCGGTCGGGTGGAGCACCACACCGGAGGGGGTGTATCCCGTGATCTGGGCCTTGGTGATCGCCTTGCGGATCGCGATCAGCATCCCTGCCGTGGTGAGCTGCTTCTGGATGCCCGCCGTGTTGAGGATGCCCCGCATGTTGGGCGCGGCACCATCACCATTCAGGACCTGCGCGTCGATCCGCTTCTCGACCGCGTACGACAGGCGACCCTGGATGTAACCCGTGAGCTGCGCGTTGTCCTCGGCGGACTGGCGAGTCAGTGGGATCCACACGGCGATCGTGGCGAGTGAGGCGCTCGCGACCGTGAAGCTCATCGCGGCCTCGGGCTTGGCCGAACCCTCCGTGACCTCGACGGCGGGCGGGGCGGCCGAATTGTCGATCACCCATTCCACCGTCATCGACGTGGCGGTCTGCTGGTCGAGCAGGTCGGCCACGCGAAGCACCATGTCCGGGGCGTGGATGATGCCCGGCAGGCGCTGCTTCTCGTTGGGGAACGTGGTCGTGGTGACCAGCGTCCGGAGATCGGTGGCGTTCGGCAGCCGAAGCACCTCGGCCGATCCGGTCATCCCGCGCTCGCGGTACTGTTCGGCTCCACGGGCTAGCTGGGCGCGCCAGTCGCGCGGCACGGCCAGCTCTTCACTGGGGTCGTCCTCGACGGGACGCTGGCCACGGCGCTCGGGATCGGTCGAGCTGCGCTGGCCGTTGCCCTGGTTGGTCCAGCGCTCGGTCACCTGGAGCTGGGCGAGCCGCTGACGCCGGGCGTTGGTCGACTCGGTGACCGCGTTGCGGCGCTCGATCTCGGCGCCGATCTGGTCGGCCCGAGTGGCGTCCTCCTCGGTCGCGTTCTCCCCTTCGAGCGTGGAGAGAACGTCGTCCCGCGCCTGGCGCAGCTCGGCATCAGTGAACTGGGTGTAGTCCACCTGGGTAGGGGCGGTGCGGTATCCGGTGGCACCGAATGCGCGGATCCGGGCGAACTGGATCTCGGCGTCGGTCGGCCGGACGGAGAGCGTGCTTGGAAACACGGTCGTCCTTTCGATTAGCGGGGGAGCAGGATGCTCGTCCGCAAACGGAGTCGCGATAGTGCGACCTGGCGCCGACCGGTGGCAGTTGCCGATCGTGCTGATGTGAACTCCGAGCCAGGCACGGCAGCCATGCGCGCCGTGATCTGGCTCACTTCGACTAACTTGACAGCGACGATGCGATTGGGCTTGTCATCGTCGAAGATCGCCTGCCGGAATCCAACCGACAGCTCGGGCGCCGAGCCGGTCTGGCCCTTGACGCGGGCGTCTCGCCCATCGGCCGTGTCGTCCCACCATCCCCGGATCCACAGGCCCTCGGCCTGGTCCTGGGCACGGAATACCCCGACTGGGGTGGTGGGGTCGTGCATCCAGCACAACGCGTAGGCCTCGCCGTCAAGGCCGCCAGCTGACCAGCTGCCCGGGGCAAATTCAGTACCATATGCGTCGAGCGTGTCATGCCGACAGGCCCAGCCTTCGAAGTGGGGAGCGTCGCCCTCTTGATCAGAGCGGACGGCTAGGTTCTGGAACGCTACGTATCGGTAGTCGTCAGATACGATTTCCACTCGGGTCTCTACCATTCCATCTGTAGACGCGACCCTCGCGGGTCCGCATCTTGGTAGAGCCCGGGACAAAGTCAGTAACGTCGGTGTTCTCCGACGTACGCAGGTAGGTCCACGTACCGTAAACGCCTATCTTCAGTTCGAGCTGGCGCGGCAGCGCGCCGATGTGCTCTCCCGTTTGGCCGTCAAGCGGCCCGTCTTTCAGTATAAGCGCATGGCCGGTTCTATCATACTCCGCCGCATTCGCGGGTACGACCATAAGCTTCGTCATGTGGCAGATCCAATCGGAAGATGGCCGTTACTGGTGCGAAGCGGGGTCCGGGCCACGCCTGGTAACGGGAAGGAGCGGTCTTGATTGTCGTCAACAAACGGGTTTTCATCCGGTTGCCCGTTGTCGGGGGGCGGCTGTGGGTCCTGCGCCCCCGGTAGAAGTGCGGGTGGTGTCTCTCCCTTAACGTCTGGGAGCTGGTGCGCGCCAATGCTGTTGGCTCGCGCTCGATACACTGACAGGGTCACCGTGCCGATCTGGTCGGGCAGCGGCTCCTGGCCGATCTCCTCGCGCGCCTCGTCGATGGTGACGACGTCCGTCTGGACCAGCGACACCAGACGGGCAACACGCGCGTCATTCGACTCTTGTAGTGCCTCCACGTCTTCGGTGTTGAATGTTGCGGTCTGGCGCGGATCCGGCACCACCGCCAGGTCGATCTCTGACGCTACGACCTGGAGCTTCGGTAGGATGGTGTCGGACCAGAGGGTGGTTCGTGCGGCGTCGCGGTTCTCGTAGGTGGTCCCACCCATGAGGTAATCGCGCGGCACGCCAAAGGCCAGCATGACCTCTTCGGCGGTGCGAACCCGCGTGTCTAGGTAGCTTACCTCTTCGGCTGTTAGAGAGATTCTATCGTATTTTGACTGTATCGGACCAGAGAGGACAAGGTGCCGCCCGGCGTCTTCCGGTCGTTCGTGCCGCGCCTGTAGATCCGCCTTGACCTGCTGGAAGGTTCTTTCATCGACGTCACCCAAGTAGACGACACCACCTGGGGTGCCTCCACGTGACAAAGTCGCGGACTGATAACGACGAGCATAGTCGTCCAGGTCCAGAGCGAACTGAGCTGCTCGCAGCGGCGGCAGGCAGGCCCAGACGTCGTCGGGATCTGGGTACCGCAGCCAAAGCATCTCGTCGGGCAGGAGGATTCCACTGCGACCGGAATTGCCCCAGACTCGATATCCGACCAGAACATCGATTCCCTCCGGGCCGGTGTCGTCGATCAGCGGCTCCACGGCCCAACTCTGGTCCAAAACATGCAGCGAGGCAACCGGGCCTTTGCCCGAGTTGCCCCTGTCCATGAATATGAAGGTTTGGCCTCGCGTTTCCAGTCGGAGCCAGGCGATCTCGCGCAGCATCCGAGCGGACATGTATGCGTTGGGAGCGTGATTCCAGAGGTCAGCTACCTCGTTTGGTATCGCCTCCTCTCCGTCGGACAGTACCTCAAGCGGACAGGTGGCGGCGTTGGTCGCGATGGCGACGATGCAGCGGTAGGCCACGGCGGAGTTTCTCCATCCGGTACCGCTCCCCTCAGCATACCATTGGTAGAGTCCATCGGGACCCATGGTCACCTGGAGGCCGTGAGGCCCGGTGACCGGTGGATCGACCGGCATGGATCGACGCGCCCAGCTACGGCTTGCCTGGTCTGCCAGCAGGCTTGCTGCGCCTTTGAGCGCGCCGACCCAGCCTCCCCCGGGCTCAATCGGGGAGCTTATACTACGCGACATCCGCCATCCCGCGCCTCCGGAAGAATAGGTGAGCAAAGGCCCAAACCAACGCGTCGAGGCGGTCGGGGGACAGGCGATCAGCCGGTGTCCACGTCGTCATTTGATCCTCCAGCGTGTGGTGGATCCCAACGTGGTGCATCAGTCCCTGCTCGTACAGGGTACTGATCGGCTCCGCTCTCAGCCTCTTACCTCGCGTGGCAGTTACGGCCTTGAATCTCACTCCTCGCGGCAGACGCTCGGATTCTAATGTACTGCGGACCATCTCGCCACCGTTGTTTACTTCGGCGACGATGTAGCTTGCGCCCCAGGCCTGGGCGGCCTGGATTGCAGCTTGAGCCCATCCATGTGGAGAGTAGTGGCCTGACAGATCGGCTAGGACGAAACCTTCCGCTACGTCCGTCACGTCTAGCCGACCACAGACGACGATGCCCGTTTCGTCGCCACCGTAGGTCACTGCTGGGTCGATCGCAACTACGATCTCCATTTGAGGGAAGAACGGGCTAACCAGTTCTAGATCAGCTCGGTGTTCCTCGATGAGATCGTTCGTCCAGAGAGCGCCCTCGACGTCTTCAAGGAGCTCCCCATCTAGCTCCTGCCTCCCGAGTCGTGAGCCCTCATACTTGCGAAGCACAGTCTCTCGGAAGGCAGGAGCCAGATTGTGGAGATTATCATACGTCCGGCCTCCGGTGATCACGGTGGTCGGTGAGTACCTCAGCTCCCGGATCTCCGGCCGGGGGCGTGGGGTGGTTGTGATCACACAGCGGGGGTCCACCCCGAGGCGCAACCCGAGGCGGTAGTTGGTGATCACATCCTCTAGATTGTAGAACGTCGCCGCTTCGTCGATCCAGGCCGCATGGTGTTGGGGACCACGTAGCTGGTCTGGTTCATCGGACGAATAGCAGAAGGCGACTGCGCCGTTCTTAAAAACCACCTGCCTCTTGCTGGGGTAGTGAACCGGCCTCTCCTTGTTGGGGAAGACGGACAGCAAGCCTGACTCGCCGTGCAACATGACGTCGCGCACGTCGGCTGCAGTTCTGCCCACGAGCGCAATTCGACCCTTCGGCCCGAGTGCGGCGACCCGCTCGCGAATAAACTCGGCTCCGGTACGGGTCTTGCCCCACCCGCGTCCCGCCATGATCAGCCACTCTAACCATGGAAGAGTGACTTGTACCGGTGCCGGCTGACGCGGATCGCGCACCGTACGGGGGACGTCGGGTGGGGCAAGCTGATCAAATCGTGCATGTGGCGCAACGAATGCGCCGTGGGGTCGGCCGTCGCAGAATGGGATGTCGCAACGCCACAGCGTGCGACGACGCTCCATCTCGTCAGACAACCGATCGCGCAAGTGTGCCTTTCGTTCGGGATCCCAGGTACGCCAGTCGCCATCGCCCGGACCGTAGCCCGGACGCCAGCTTCCCGGCGAATCAGACATCCGCGTCTTCAGCCTCCGGATCCACGACCATCGGCAGGGCGCCGAGCTGGGCCATCAGACCCTCAATCTCCTGATCGAGAGCCCCACTGTATTTGACTTCCAGCTCAGCGGGAGCATTGAGCCCAAGTAGTGCAGCTCGTACTCTTGAAACAGCCAGCCAAGCCTGCTGGGCGGTGAACTTCTCCGCCAGAGTGGTGCCAGCCGACTCAATGACCAGCTCGTTGAACCGCTGCATGCGGTCGAGACGGGTAACCTCCATGAGTCGAGCCTGCTCGCGATCTTCCTTAGGGATTCCATCCTGAATCGCCTTCCGGATTCGCTTGCGCACCGTCGGGACGGTCACGTTCTGCACGTCCGCAATGTCGCGGTAGCTCCAGTGTTGCAACCGTAGCTGGAGTGCCTCGCGCTCCTTGGCGACCTGGTCCATTAGCTCCAGTTCGCGCTGCGGATACTCGGACATGGGGCCCATTCTACCAGACGGGTTGACGGCTGCGCAATCCCCCCTCAACCTCCCAGCCCTGCCAGTGCCGCGCGCATAGCTAAAAGTCGGACCCCCAACATTTCGCTGGGGGTCCGACGCGGGAGGCTTATCTGACGTCGTAGTCCGGTAGCCAGGTTAGATCCATCACCTTGGCGTACTCCAGCATGTCACTGATCTCGCAGCCGTTGCGATGGTAGAACGATCCGACCATGACGGCCTTGTTGCCTCGGTACCCACGCAGGTCTTGGGCGTTGCGCAGGTAGCGGAACGCTCGTCGACTCGGCAGGCGCGACCATGTGCGCCCAGTATTCGGCTTGGGCGTAGCTACCCGCGAACACCAGGATCGGCGGGTCCTCCGGTCGCCATTCGACCGGCTGGGGCTCGGGCGCGCTCATCAGCCCCACCACATGTCGATTAGCATCACCATCGAGAACAGCAGCCCCAGCACGCCGAGCCAGGATCCCGCGTTCATGTGGATCGAGCCGATGAGCCAGATCAGCCCGGCGATGAGCAACACCGCGAGGAGTGTGGTTAGCGCCCACCGCAGCGTCAGCTGCCACCGGGGTGGAATGCGCGGCATCTCGATCGTCATGTGCTTCATTAGGTCCACACCTCCACCACTCGTCCCCAGGGCATGACCAGCGCGTGGGGTGGCGGGTGGTTGGGCGCCAGGCGGCACGGGCTGGCCCCGTGGTCTGTCTGGAAGACGGCCTGGCAGTAGGGCTCCCCGCGCCAATAGGGCAGGTCCTCCACGGGGATGATGTCGCCCGGACCGATCCCCTCGTCCGCCTCCCGCGCAGGCAGGCCGAACGGCTCGGTGGACTCAACGGATTCTGGCATCGCAACCCTTCTCTCGTAGCACTTCGGCCTCGGCCGCAACCGCCACGTCGATAAGCGACGTGTGGTACTTTTGCGCCGAGTAGTAAAGGCGCCCCCCGATTTCAAGCGTCACGTGCCACAGGTGCGAGTGCCGGGCGACGTCCTTGCTTACGATGATCAGTTGGTCGATGCCAGCATCGCCAGGTGGCTGCCGCAAATCCATATCGCTCCCCCTCCGTCCCAGTGGGCCTTGGTGTTGGCCAGATCGCCGCACTCGACGAGATCCACCCGGCTGTACGGGTCGAGGATCTCGATTTGGCACGCGGGGTACAGCTCGATCCGGTGGTTGGTCACGTCAGCGAACAGGGCCAGGTGCCGCTGGCACGCCTCGTCGCTGTAGTTCTCCCCCGCCCAGTGGATGGCTCCGGCGACCGGCTGGCCGCACTCCAGGCCCGCGACGTTCACGTGGCAGATCCTCATTTTCGGTGCTTCCCTTCCCTCTGTTGTACTTCCATTATACCAGACGGAAGACTCGTTGTCAAGGGTGCATAGGCACGCACCCTGCGCGATCTTGGCTCCGCCTCCTCCAGCGCGTGCCTGGCGTCCCAGTACGCGATTCGTTCAGCGAGGGTCCGGCGGGGGAGCGATTCGAGCCAGGCCCACTCCTCCGGGCTCACAGCCAGCTAATGCCCGTCCCGTTCGTCACCCGAGTGAAGGCCTTCTGGAAGCCCTTGCGCTCGATGGTGTCGGCCAGCTTGCTGTTGTCGGCAACCGAGACGGCCCAACGGTCGCCCTGCTGCTCGCGGATCACGGCCTGGTCGGCGAAGCACAGCCGCAGCACGTATGCAGCCAGACCGCGGTCGTCGATCAGTTCACCGTTGGCGTAGATCTTGACGCCGAAGGTCGCGGTGCTGGTGATCTCGCTCATTGGGTTCCTTCCCTCGCTGTTATTACCATTTTATCAGTCCCTGCGCCGGAACACAATGTGGCCTGACTCACTGAGATCGAACAGTGGGATCGCGTTGAGGATCGCGATCTGCCCTCGGGCGCTGACGTCCTCCCGGATCAGGATACCCCATCGGGAATCAAGTCGCGTTCCCGGAGGAACCCACAGGCGGAATCGCTTGCGGGCGTAGATCGGCCAACCGGCGCTCTCCCAGCCGCCCGGATCGAAACCGGTTCGCCGAGGTGTAGTCATACTGACGCGACCTTCTTCCAATCCTCATGCGCTCGGGCATTCGCCCAAATCTCCATCTTCCAGTCCATCGCGTCGCGACCCGTGATCCGCCACACCTCCCGGTGGGCGAAAATGATGATCACGTCATCCTGATCGTCCGTAACCCCGGACACGTACCCTTCTCCGCCGACGACCTGGTCGCCCGTGGCGGCGACCTCCTCCAGGGTCGATAGTCGGCTCATGATCACGTACTTGCCCACGAGGTGGGAGTAGTTGGCCGCATTGATGATCACTGTCTCCGCGCCTCCATCCGAGAACGTATCCGATTAGCAGACCTGCCAGAAATGCAATGACGAACGCGATCCACCAGGAGCGACCCAAGCCGCCGAGCTGGAAGTAGAACACCGTTCCGAATCCCAGTGCGGCGGCCAAAGCCACGGCCATCCATCGCGTCACCTAGGGAATGCCTGCTGGTAGGCCATCGTCGCGACCGAGCTGGCCGTCAGGCTGAACATCTCCTGGCTACGGTCGATGACCGGGCCGCCCGGTGCGCTCAGCAGATCCGTGCGCACCGTCATCGACTGTCGGGCCGAACCCAGCTCGCTGCCATCCATGTCGAGCAGCCGCACCTCGATGTACACTCGCTTAGCTTCCATGGCGGGCTCTCCTGCGCTGGTAGGGCACCGGGATCGGCTTCTTCGAGCCCATGCTTGATCGCCGCATCCACTCGGCGACAAAATTCTCGCGGGTGTAGCCGCCGTCGATGCCGTACCAGTCGGGGGCGCTGCGCTTCCAACCCCAGCGCTTGCCCGAGGCCGGATCGATATAATGGCCTTTGGTGCAGCCGCAACCGTTGTCGCAGCGGTGATCCTGCCGCAGCTGCCGGACTTTGCCTACCAGGTAAACGGTCTCGGTGGTGGGCGGATCGTCCCAGTTGTGCCCGTAGGCGTGGCACCAGACCATCTCGTCGCTCAGCTCGGACAGGAGGGTCGATCTCTTAGGGCCTGCCATTACCAGTATCATCCTCGGGGTTGCGTCGCTTCTTGTACCACTCCGGAGGACCATCCTGCGGAGTGTCGGGTTCGGTGAAAGGTGGCAGCTCCTCGGTGCCCTCGGCATCCGGGTGGAGCACGGCCCACAGGCCCTCGTCACGGAACTCGCCCCACAGCTCGACCCAGCCCTGCCAGCGCCAGACCCACCGACGCCGGAAGCCAGCCCAGCCGTGGATCGTCTCGTTGCGGTGGCGGACCATCTGCGCGCGGATCCGGTGAGCGTGGTTCCGCTTGCGCCAGTGATCGCCTTCTTTGCAGTCGGCGCAGTTGCACTTGCAGGCGGTGCGCCCGTCGACGTCCTCGCTGGCCACGGCCTCGATGCAGTAGCACCAGTCGTAGGCCCTACCCGTGGCCATGTCCTTCGAGCCCTGCCACTTGATGGGGGCGAAATCGACCCCACCGCGTTGCAGATCCAGGGCGCGCTGGGCTCGGTCCTTCGAGCCGACCCGCTCGATGCGGGATGCGCGCCACCATCGGGGCGGCGTGACCTCCATGTCCCACATACGGGTCGAGCGGTTCATCGGCGTGATGCCGTGCTCGCTCAGCCACTCCACGCGGTCACGCTCGCGGGGAGCGGAACTGGCGGAGCCCTTGCCCCGCCAGCCCCACGCCATCTTAGTTGCCCTCGTCCGCGCCAGCGGCGTCGTCCACCTGCGCCTCGATGTCGGCCTCGGTCAGCTCCTCGTCCGGCTTGGCGCCCATCACGGCGGTCTGCGGGACGGTGGTCCCCGCCTCGGCGTCCAGCTTCTGGAGCTGGGCTGCCCGCGACGTGTGGGTGACGTGGGGCAGGAGTTTGGGTGCGACCAGTCGTGCGATCGCGTCGGCCTCCAGCTCCACCTCGCCGACCAGCGGCTGCGGGTTGCCCTCGGCGTCCGTGACCACCGCGTGGTCGTCGGCCTCGAAGGCGAACGGCACCTTGCGTCCCTGGCGGAACGCGGTCTGCAGGATGCCCTTGAATCGGGCGTCGTGGCCGATCGAGAACCGGCTCTTCGTGGTCAGTTCGCACTCGTGGCCGCGCACCCGGTTGCAGAGGCACGGGCGCGTCCCGCCCGATGTGCCCTTCGGGGGGCTCCACGTCATGGTCGTCCAGTCGAAGTCGCGCCCGTGGAGCGCGTCGACGGTCCACTCGCGCTCGTCGCCCTCGACCGTGGGGTCGGCTGCGTCCGGGTCGCCGGTCCGGCCGGTCAGCTCGGCTTCGGCCGTGACGACGGTTGCGGCGTCCAGCGCCTGCTCGACCTGCTCGTCCTGCACCTCGTCGACGACGACGGGCTGGGCCTGGCGGACTCCGCGTGACTTCGTGCTGCGTGGCATTTTGGGTTCCCTTCCCCAATTGCGGGGGGCTGGTGCCGCCCCGTCTATGACAATTATATCACACGCGACGGCGCGACACAATACCTGCCGTGCGCTGGATCAGGCCAAGCTGCCTGTCGATGAGCACCAGGTGCAGGTGCAGCGCGTTAAGCTCGGCGGCGAGGTGGGCGTGCAGGGCCGTCCGGCTGGCCTGATCTGTCGCCGTGCACGCGTCGCTGAGCGACTCGCGCGCCCGTTGGATCCAGTTCGTATTCGGGTGGGTAGCGTCGGACGTTGTCTCGCAGGATGGCGCGGATCCGCTGGTCGATTTCGTCATCGGTCCTGAATCCCCGTTTGTCCGTCACGGTGCTCCCAACTGTGGTGCTCGCACGGTTCGGTCAGGTAGTACGGCTGCACCGCCTGGGCGAATAGGTTCCATGCCCTGAGCAGCGTGTCCGCCGAGGCGGTGCCGTGACTGGCCATCACGATGTCGGCAATGCCGCCGATCGCGTGGGCCGCCGTGCCCATCAGTGCGTGGATCACGGCCGGATCGATCTCCTCGTGACCCAGCTCGTGCATGATCCGGGTCACCTCCTCGGCTCGCACCTCGGGCGACGCGGGTGTCTCGAAGGGTGTCCAACCGAGGACGCCGTCTTTGACCGTGAGAACCCACACCCGACCGCACACGCCACACACCATCTCCCAGCCGTCGCCGAAATCGGCCACGTTGTAGGGCAGGGTGCACAGGTGGGTGTTCGCGGTCCGGAACCAGCCCAGCTTCTCAGGGTTGCCGTCGTGTGCGTATTCGGACTCGTACATCGTGCGCCATTCGGCACCGCACGTTCCGCAAGTGTGCCTGGCATCCTTGGTCGGCTCGGGTAGTTCACAGAAGTGCTTGTCGTCCATCGACCCCTCATCTCCTGGTTGAGCACGTGGCGTTGCTGCATCTGTCGTTCAACACCCGGCAGTGGCAGGCTCCGCACCACACGTTGCCGTTACCGTCTATGCGGTTACCGGTCTTCTTGTGCACAGTGGTGCGGACCCCGTCGCGTCGGGTGATCCGGGTAGGCCGCTTCTCGTTGGTGACGTCCGGATCCTTGAGTCGGGTGCACCGACACGTGTATTTGCGACACTCAGGGCATTTCTGCCGCTCCTTCTCAAATACACGGTCGATGAGCCCCATCAGCGGAACAGCCCTCCCGGATTAATCAAGTAGGCCAGGCCTACGCCGATCAGTGTGCCGATCACGAAACATCCTAGCGTCAACCACATGCGTTGTTCCCTCCCCTCACCAGCGGTGAAGCCACTTCCAGTATAGGTTCTTGACGTGGGCGATCAGGCCGACCACCGCAACCGCGATGATGATCCCCCACCAGCCCATGCTTGGGTAGTAGTAGATCCCGACCAGGACCGCGATTAGCAACAGCCACCGGATCATCTTGTGCCCCTTCCCTGAGCGCCATGATCATTATATCACGCGACTTGCCCTTCTGTCAACCCTTCAAGCCGTAGGCTGGGTTCCACTTGATGACCAGCCGGACCTGCTCCGTCAAAGACCGCACAGCCCCCATCAGATCGGCTTGCAGCGCAGCCGGGCCGGTCAATTCGTCGGGCAGCAGCATCATGTGCGCAAACATCGACGCGCTGTACACGTTGGGAAACGTAATCACGCTGGATCCGTACTCGCCCTCGATCACTGTGGTGATTACGGTGGCCCTGTATCCCTTGGCCCATGCCCTGATTGTATGTGCGGTGATGTCCACTGGGTTTCCCTTCCCCTCAACTACCCCACTATCATATCATATTAATGGGGTTGGGGGCAATGTGATATTGGTCACATTATAACTCGCTAACTGTCTGGTGTTAAACCTGACTGAGAGAGACGGATTATCACCTTTGGGCGACCCTCGCGCGCGCGTACGCGCCCGGCCAGGCGCGCGCGCGTAGCACCGCTCTGGCACCCGTCTGGACCCCCCTCAAACGCTCTTAAATCCGGGAGCATGCTAGGCCCGGCCCCCCTTGCTTTGACGGCCGCTGAGGCGGTCATACGCCCCCCACGAGGAGCCGGTACGGCTCTTCTCTCGGTAGTCTTTCCAGCGAAAGCAAACACATCGCTCATCGAAGGCAAGTAGGCGCTGGTTGGAGACTGCGACGCGATGTATATATTCGCACTTCTGGCTTACGGCGAACGTATCAGGCAACGCCAGTGCAGTAACCATGCGTCAAGGCGTTTAATGTCATCTACGGTCGCACAGGTGGATTGAACGATGGCAAGACAGGTCGGACAACCATCCCATCTATTTAGCTGAATGCGCGACATTTGAACTG